GTGCCGTTCGCATAAATGGATATTTTCAGATGGGTGGCTACCAATAAATATGTCTGATCACTATTGAATTCAAAAGCCAGTAACCGCCCGTTGCCCAATGCGGTATCGATATATCTGAGACCAGAGCGGCGAATGACGCCGCCTGTCGGCTGGATAAAGACATTGCGCAAGGTCGGGGCGCCGTTTTCATAGGCATTCAAATCGCCGCGCCCCAGAAGGTCAGACGAAATTTCACCGGCGGTAAAGGTGGTTTTGATGGTGGGGATACGCATTTCTCTTTCCTATTCTCTCTTTTTATTCTCTCTTTTTATTCTCTGACATCAATCAGGGTAAAACTTTCAATGCGATTGGGGCTGTCTTGTTGCGCATCGCTTTGGCGGGCGCGGGTTAATTCATTGTCCGCCAGTTTTGCCAGTGCCTCTGACCGCGATACGTTTTCGGTCAAGGGCAGGCAAAATTCTGCTGCCAATCTGGTCATCAGCAGTGAAGAAAAATATGGTGGAAAGGCACTTTCATCGGGGCGATAAATATAGGTCAGTAAAATCTCGCTCGCGTCGCTATGTAATTCATCACGGATGATGCGGTAATTGACGCCGCGCCCGCGCCCACCTAGCCCCGCAGAAATTGCGCGCAGGAAATCATTGGGTAACTGATAGGCATATTGGTAATCCGCCGCAGGCGGAGTTGATAATTTGGTCAGGGACACTTGCCCTGTGGCAAAGCTCCATGGATAGGATGATAAAACAGCATCGCGAATGGATGGATATAATAACCCTGCTATCTCTGATTCCGTTGTACCCTCGGTAAAGGATGTAATCGGGTGGACGCCCACGCGCACCAAGGCACGGGCGCACAGGCCAATATCGTCTAAAGCCATTTCAAATCTCCGTTATCATGTGAAAAAAAGGTGGAATGGCCGGATATCCATTGCGGATAAAGACCGTCCGGCCATTCCTGTATCAATACGCTGTGGTGCGGAAAAAAATAAAACCGCACCCTTCACCTGTCAAAGGAAGGATTAGGCGGTGAAGGTCGCAACAGTCACAGCAGAACCAGTGTTCGCCGTTACAATGTAGAAGACAGTTGACGGTGTGCCACCCGTATTGATGTTCGCTATAATCAAATCATTCACGCGCAACATGGTTGCCGCGGTATTGAAATAACCCGCCGTTACAACAGATGTATCGAGGGTGGTGTAGTGCCACAGGGTAAAGTTATTGGCATAGGCCAACACGCTGAGGTCTTTTGAAGCAAAAGCCATTGTTTGAACTCCTTATAAATTTAATTGGAAAAATAAAATAATCGACGGATTGTTTTGATGTGGGAATTGAAGAATTTTGTGGCGAAAACTCTGACTTCTGAGACCCGTATTCGCACGTACTGAATGTACGTAAGAAACGGAAGCGCAAGAAATCAGAGTTTGCAGCCCAAAAGGCTAAAATTCCCTATCAAAACTAGTCAGGGGTTTCGTCACAGTTGATAACAACAACGCCTGACCCATCCACCAACACAGCGCCTTGCGACATCATGTTGTTGACAAAGTGGGCGGCGCGGTCACCATGCCATGTGATATCTGTCTGAACATCAGAACCGGATGCATGTCCAATAGACGTTTTGTGAAACCAGTAACAAGAACGAATATCGTTTCCATCAATCGGTAAGCCCGACATTGGAATCCATGTTGTACCCAACCATTTTTTGGCTTGCATATTTTTGTAAGGAAGCTCATCAGGCCCAACATATTCAGAGCTTGCGAATTCCGGAACTTTTAACAATTCGCTCCATTGCTTCCACCCAATCACTGCAAAGCGTTGGCCATCATCGGGAACATCCGCACCGCCCAGTTTTTCAAAGGCAGAGAGGACTTTATCGCGGGTCAGACCAATGTTGCCATCGGCAATAACGTTGGTGGTGGCGGATGATAATGCGGTAATAATCAAATCATCTGTTTTGCGACCAAGGGCATAGGCACCCGCATTGGCGATGACTGACCGTTCGTCATGGTTGATTTTTAACTCGGATAGTTTATCAACCCAGTCACCGGCATAATAGTCTTGCAGAGCGCACTCAATGGCGGTGTGGGATACATTCATCACCGGCACCATCCCGTGGGTTGATTTTGTGGATGCTGTTCCCTTGCCGACTTTCTGGAAGACAACGGATGATCCTTTTACGTTATTGATGGTTCTGACTGCGACGCGCAGTTTCGATCCTTGTCTTTGATAGGCTTCATGAACTTCACGTTCAAACTGCTTTACAAAGGCGACATTGATATCTGTACTCATGGTAATCCTTAATTGTTGTGGTTTGAGGTTGAGTTATCCCCAATCTGGTTGTCGTTTCCGGCCTATAATCGGGGGTGAAATTCTTTGCAGGCCAAGGGGCTGGCAGAGCCAGTCCCGCAGTTATCTGCGGTTAATTCTGTTTGATTTTTCATATTTTATTTGTTGCTTTTCGCCCTTCCATCGGCTAGATTAGCCTTGGTGTATTTACGAAAATTGTGTGTTCCTGGGTGTGTTGTGAATAAATTTGTCCATTTTTAGTGGACGTAGCCGGGAGTTTCTATATGTTGCAGACCATCATGACTGCGCTTGGACTTAAAAATACCTATTCCACAGACGGAACCGACGGGTTTTCATCCCGCCGTTTGCATCCTCGTCGCAGCTGTGACCAGTGCGTTGGCTTTATCAATGGTAAAGCCCACCCTGTTCTTGACTGGTCGCCAGGTGGACTTCGCGTCTTTGCTGATAGCCGTCCTGTCGCCATTGGCGAGGAAATGGATGTCGAGATGAAATTCCATTTGCGCGAAAAACTGATTGATGTTCGTCATCGCGCAACTGTCGTTCGCAAATCAAATGACAGTTTGTCTTTCCAGTTTCTTCCGCTGACAGGTGATATTCGCAGGACATTCCAGAACGTCATTGACGACTTTAATGCCCGCGAATTCGCAGGATCGCAGGCTTAATTACTTCCCGCCATATACCCTCTGAAAACCTTCGCTGACCTTTGCAATAAAGGCAGGGTCGCGGTCACGCCAGTATTTCGGGCTTTGCATCATGCTGCGCAGACCCTTTTCGTCCAGAACATCAAATGATGCCCCGTCATCTTTGGCAATCGGGTTTTTGATATTATTTTTCATCATAGTATAAAGCGCCATCACCCCGTCATAAGAACAACACAGACCTTCATAGGCTGTTTTGGGCAGATTTTTCTGACCGTAATCCTGTAATTGTTTAGACAGGATGTTCCATTTTTCTGCCCCGCCAAATTCGCTGACCAATCGTTCCATTTCGCGATCTGCCTGAAACTCTGCAGCCATATTCAAAATCATCGGCACCAATTTTTCTGTGGCAAGGTCGTAGATTTCCTGCACTTGTTCATTGGTAAATCCTTTGGCATGAAGGCGGGCATTCAGCTCTGGGTCAATATCAATCACATCATTGCTGAGGTTAACTGTATATTGGTCTGCGCTGTCCGGAACGCCCATCAATTTCAAAATACGTTTTTTGTCTTCGTCTGTTTCGGGCATCGGCACCATTTTTGATAGACGCTTCTCAAGGGCCAGATAGGAATTCAAAAGGGCTTCAGTGCGGATTTCATTTTTTTCTGCGTCCCAAAATTTTTCAGGAACCCCCGTAGGGATTTCAGATTTTGTTTCAATGGTGGCTTCGACTTCTGTGGTTAAAAGATTGTCAGACATTCTTACTTCTCCTGTGGTTGGGTTTGGGATATTTCTGGTTGTTTTAAAAATTGCGGAACACCGAGCATTTCTGTCAGGTAGGTCATCAAAGCTGGCCTATCTATCTGGTCGGTTATCTCTGAGCCAAGGCTGGATGCGGCCTGCACCCACCCCAGAGCATTCTGGACATTGCGCGATGATTGCGCGCGCGCCAACGGTGAGCGATGGTCAATTGCCACTGTCCGCCCGTCCAACGGCAAATCCGGTATCGCACCGCGACTGCGCAAAATGTTATAGGCACGGAGGATAAGCGGGTTAAGCAATTCAACCTGTAACCGCCCGAACGTTGCACCGAGGAGCATGGTCATCTCGTCCGAACGCAACGTGATTTCAGTTGCGGTTGCTTTTTTTCCATCACCAATTTGCGGCAATCTGTCGGCCAACAGCGCATGGCGGATACGGCTGCGCAAATCTTCCAGAACCAATTGCGATACATCAAAGCGGGCAGGCATTTCCAATGGTGTCAGGCCTTTCGAGCCCACAGCCTTGGGGATAATTGCACCCGGAACCAACTCGATATTGGATAGGTTTAAAACACCGTCATCTTCGGCCTGCCAAATGCCTGTGACTGAAATGGACGCATTTTTTAAAATCAACTCCACAACTTTATTGGCGGTTTTGATGTCTGGCAGAGCTTTCATCACAGGGGATCTCCCATAAATTTCACCGGGTGATTTCATCCAGCGGAAATTGATAAAGGGCGAATGGGTTAGGGTTGATTGATAGATGATTGCATTATCCTCGGGAGAGAAAAGTGCAAAGGTTTTACCATGACCATTTGCTGCGCCTGTAATGCTTTCAATCAATGTGAATTTTTCTTGCGGGTCTTTATTTCCCTTTTGTAGTATAGATGTCGGAATATCTGCCCCGTCGTAGCGCATCAAAAGTTGTGACAAAGTCAGCGATATAGTTCTGAAAACCGTATCCAGCTTACCGCGCGCACCCTCATCCATTACAACTTCGTTCAAAGGAATAGCGGTGAATTGAAAGGCAGATAACTCACCCGGCTCCGCTTCTTCAAAGGCCAATGATGCCGTTCCTGCAACCACCAAATCCAGAAAACATTGGTGTATTTCAACAATGAAATTTGATTGGTCAAAATGCATTTGAATAAGACGTGATATTTTTTCCAGAACGGGCGCAAGTTTGTTGGCTTCTGCTTCGCTCAAATCCGTTCCCGCCTTTAGTCCGAACCATGGGGTCAAAGGTGGGGTTAAATTGCCCAATAGCAAACTGGATAGTTGGTCAACTGCATCAAGGGCTGTTCCGTCATATAGCCGTTCGCTGCGGCGATTGCCGGGCGAGAAGCTCCCTGTCATTTGGCCGCGCTGCGGCAGACTGAAATCATAGCAATCCTGCCATAGGCCATGCCACATGTCGTGTTTTGATTTTGCCGCCCGAAACCTGTTCAGGAGCAATTCTGATTGTTCATCTGACATTGATTATTCTCCCAAAAGAGATTTGCGTTGCGGGGCATTTCCGTTCCCAGAGAGAATGCCGCGAAAACTGGTTAATACCGTTCCCAAGGCGCTTCGCGAGCGGCGGAGTACATTTTCAGCGCGCGCCTTTGCAATGACAGCCGGATCTGCTTCAGTAGATTCTGAAGAGCTTGCGGTGGTTGTTTCGGTTGGCGTATAGACAATTTGCTGCTGTGACGCAGCCTTTGGTCGTGAGGTTAAGCTTCCCATGAAATTTATATCCTTTCATTTTGTTTTTTCAGAAAATTAAATAATTGCCATGGCGTAAAAATAAAGAATGCGCGTAAGCCCAATGTCCGCTTTACTGTTTCAACACAGCTGCACGGCGCAGGTAAAAGCGGTTTCAATTCCGGTTTTTGTATTGGGACCTGAACCACTCTCTCTCCTTGGCTTTCCAGCCATCCGGTAAGGCTGAACGCATCGGGTATATCAATGCGCATAATCTCTGTTTTATGAGCTAGCGGATCAATTGCCATCCAGACATCAGCAAAACGAAGAATGACAAAGCAATGACGGAATCCGTGGCGCAAACATTTCAGCCACCACAAATCCGTCTGGTCGGAAAAGACCACATAGATTTCATCCGGCATCATGTTTTCGATACCAGTTTTATCCAGTGCGGCTTTACAACGATGCGTTTTAAAACCAGAGCCTCTTCGAGTCTTTCCAGCGCTTCGGTCCATAATTGATGAGCGCGGATTTCTTTTGCGCGGCGCGGGTCAGGTGACAACATTCTTTGCCCGTAATGGCGAAGAACCATAACATGATCCATCATCACGCGACGGGCGCGATATAACCTCTCTAACGCTTTGATAATATCGACAGGCTCACATGGTCTAGGATAAAGACCTGAGCCCGCCATAATTCTGGCCCCTTCATTCCGAGCGGTTTGTGCCTGAATAAACCAGAACCATGCCTCTTCCGCACTTTTAAATGGGACAGTGTCGTCAGCCGTCTTCGACGGCGACCCTTGGATCGTCTTGAACGTTGTCATTAAATAAATTCCCCAGAAGTTATGAGGGTGAACTGTTAAAAAGATACAGTTGTTCCCTTTATGTTCTCATTGATAGGGCAGTTTTTTCATTCTGTCAAGTAAAATATGATTTTTTTCCTATATCTAGGACTAAAGACTTATGCGATACTGACTCCATCATGCTTACACACGACACAATTTGGATGGCAATTGACCGTCTGGCGCAGAACTGCGGTCATTCTACGTCTGGCCTAGCAAAAAAGGCGGGGCTTGACCCGACGTCCTTTAACAAGAGCAAGCGCATCGGCGTAGACGGCAAACCACGGTGGCCATCAACCGAGAGCATTTCAAGAATTTTGTCTGCCACGAATTTCACAATGACGGAATTTATAGAATTAATCGATTCGTCCACCGTTACCCCGAAAAGTCAGACACGCATTCCTGTATTGGCAATTGCACAAGCAAAGCGCGACAGTCATTTTGATAAGGACGGCTTTCCATCAGGCGATGCATGGGATCATATTGATTTTCCGCAAACGACGGGAAATATCGGCACTGTTTATGCCTTGGAAATTTCCGGGAACGCGATGTTACCAATTTTTCGCGAGGGCGACAGGCTAATTGTTGCGCCTAATGCGCCCATGCGGCGTGGCGACCGCGTTGTAGTCAGGACAATTTCGGGCGACATATTTGCCCATGAATTTGTTCGCCAGACAACGAGCAAAATAGAGTTAAAGCCCCTTAATCCCGATGACGAGGACGTGGCCTTCTCTGCCAAAGATATTAGTTGGGTCGCCCGCATTGTCTGGGTCAGCCAATAAACTATATTCATTACTTCCTATAGCTTTAAAGAAAGAGATTATCATGACCATAAAAGTTGGCGATGCTATCCCGTCTGTTACCTTAAAACGCCTTGGTGAAAACGGCATGGAAGATTTTTCCTTTGCCGATTATATCGCGGGAAAGAAAATTGTTTTGTTTGCCGTACCCGGCGCATACACCCCCGGATGCAGCCTGAAACATTTGCCAGGCTACGTTGCCAACGCAGATACAATTAAATCCAAGGGCGTTGATGAAATTATCTGTATCGCGGTCAATGATCCGTTCGTGATGAAAGCATGGGGCGAAAGCGCCGGTGCTGCGGGGAAAGTCACTATGGTGTCTGACTGGAATGCAAAATTGGCTGGCGAAATGGGATTAACGTTCGACGCCAGCGGCGCAGGTCTTGGAACACGCGCACAACGTTTTTCGATGATTATCGAGAACGGCATTGTCAAAGATTTGCAAGTTGAACCTGCGGCAAGTTCTATTGACTTGTCCAGTGCCGACACTTGCCTGTTGCGCCTTGCGGCTTAGGCCATTTCTTTTAAAACTGTTTTTACCTGTTCTACCGCCCAGAGAATTTCTTCCCTAGAAATTATCAGCGGTGGAGCAAAGCGGACAACCGTTTCATGGGTTTCTTTGCACAGCATCCCGCGTTTCATCAAAGCTTCGCACACGGCGCGCGCCGTGGCATAGGCTGGGTCAATTTCCAAACCAATCAACAACCCCATACCGCGCACTTCCTTTATCAAGGGTGATTGAATGGCCGAGAGTTCGGATTTTAAAAATTCGCCTAAGTCCCTGCTGCGCTCTGCATAATTTTCGTCTTCCATCTGGCGAATGGATTCCAGTCCGATTGCCGCCGCGACGGGATTACCGCCAAAGGTTGACCCGTGACTTCCCGGATTAAAAACATCCATCACATCGGCGCGCGCCAGAAAAGCAGACACGGGATAAATTCCGCCGCCCAGCGCCTTCCCCAATGTTAGCCCGTCCGGTTTATCAATTTCATGTTGGAAGCAGAAATTTCTCCCCGTCCGTGCCATACCCGTTTGGATTTCATCCAGAATAAATAGCACATTGTTTTTTTTGCAAATCGCCTGCGCCTCTCGCAGCCAACCTTTGGGCGGAAGTTTAATCCCCACCTCGGCCTGAATAGGTTCTACCAAAAAGGCGCAAGTCTCTTTGGTGATTGCCGCCTCTAACGCCGCGATATCTCCAAAGGGAATTAAATCAAACCCGTCGGTTAATGGTCCGAAGTCAGCACGGTAGTCGGCATCACTGGAAAAACTGATGATGGTTGTGGTGCGCCCATGAAAATTTCCGTCACAGACAATAATCCGCGCTTTATCCTGCTCAATTCCTTTGACGCGATAGCCCCAGCGGCGAGCGGCTTTAATCGCTGTTTCAACGGCCTCTGCCCCCGTATTCATCGGCAGCATTTTATCCATGCCGGTAAAGGCGCAAAGTTTTTCCGCATATTCACCCAGCACATCGGTATAAAATGCGCGCGATGGCACATCGATTTTTGCCAGCTGGTCATTCATTGCCTTAATAATGCGCGCGTTATGATGTCCGCCACTGACCGCACTATAGGCCGATAGGAAATCCAGATATTTGCGCCCCTCAACATCCCAGACCCAGACGCCCTCGCCCCGCGTCAAGACAACGGGAAGCGGTTTATAATTCTTTGCCAGATATTTTTGTTCACGGGCGATATAGTCAGGGGTGGTGTCAGGGACGGTAGAGGTCATAAGGTAAGCCTTTTTCGAAGAGTATTAGTCTATTGTTTCTTATTCAGCACAGAATGTCCAGTTGGGGTACATTGCCGTCGAAGGAAATTTACATCACTTTGTTCGGGGGTAAGGCGTCCATTTCACCCATATATAGCCCCATTTGAGGGCTTTTTAAATGGTGCAGCATACGGACTCAATCGTATAAAAAGAGCGTTCTCCAGACCTTCGGTTAAATTAAAATTCCGTTTATATTCTAACGCAATTGTTCCGCCGAATCAGATAACTGTATCGTCTATAGTACATACAGATACCAATTTTGTAAAAAAACTTAAAATAAGTTATATATCAAATAGTTATAACTATTTAAAAAATTTTATATCGGTACCACATGATACATATCAGGCTTCGTTCATAAAATGCCTTGCTCCATTTCCGCAGTAACTATTTGATAAAACATAAATATATTTTAAATAATAAATAACCAAAACGTAAGGATTTAAGGAATACTGCATACATTTTACTATTATAAAATTAAATATGTTATTTTTACTGGGCGAAATATACATTTCGTGAATATATTTTCGGTATAGACAAATACATTTCTGGATAAGTTCTCCATTTATCCGCCTATATTGGCCAAAAACCGCCGAAAATACAATATTTTTGTTGAGGAATGCTAAAATAACACAGGTACATGATGTATATATCTTGACAAGTCTGCAAAAGAGTCACATCTTGAGCCTTTCAAAAGGAGATTCAGGAATGTCGGACGTTGCAGAAGAAAAGATGTTTTCCATCACCCTGTCCGGTGATGGCATGAGCTTTGATCGTAAAATCACCCAGCAGGTTGCCTTACAGGTCATGAATGTCGTGCTTGGTACTGGCTTTAATCAGCCCGGCGTCGCGCATACACCGCTTCACCGTCCGGTCGGGGACGTTCCGGAAGCCTCATTGCCTCTTTCGCTGCGCGAATTTCTCGACAAAATCGGGGCCTCCAAAAAGCCTGATCAGATCACGACCATTGCGCAGTACATTATTGATCACGAGAAGCAGGAAGACTTTGGCCGAGAGGATATTCGTTCAAGATTTCTGACAGCCCGTGAGCCGCTGCCAGGGAACTTCGGGCGCGATTTTGCCGTGGCGCTGAAGAATGGTTGGCTGGCCGAAGTTCATGGCAAAAAAAATCGTTTCTATGTGACAACAAAGGGCATTCAGGCGATCAACAACAATTTTAGTAATGGGAAAAGCTCGGCGGCCAGGCGCTAATGGCGTCTAGGACCATCCAAACATATCAGGAGAGAAATATGGCGCTAAAAAGCCTCGTGGCAAAAAAATCTGAAATCGCAGAGTCAGTGATTGAAGAAATTGTTTCAAAATATGTGCGGTATTATACCGATACACTTGAGGTTGGTTTTACGCCTGAATGCGCTTCTATAACTAGTGAAAGAAAAATCTTGGTATATCTGGTTGCTTTGCTGGGCTGGCAGTACGTGATCGATCAAAACCCCGAAGTATCAACCAAACCCGCAGACCTTGAAAAAGTCCTCGGGATTCCTGGGGGAAGCCTACGCCCTTTGCTGAAGAACCTAAAAGATGCGCATCTGATTGCCCCTACTGCGGGCGGTGGGTATTCTGTGCGCGAGGGCAACCTTGAATCCATCGCGGCTATTATCAACGGTGCGAAAAAGACCGCTCAGCGTAAAAGTGCCAAATCGCCGAAAGCCTCGAAAACGCCTCAGGATTCCGGAAAAGCAACGAAACGGACGTCTAACAATCCTATCTCTCCAAAGTTGGATACATGGATTGCTGATGGCTTTTTTAAAACACCCCGCACGCTGAAAAGCGTTCATGATCGGTTGCATGAACAAGGTGTAATCGCGAGACAAACCTCTGTATCTGGCCCCTTGCTCAAGGCCGTAAAGCAAAATAGGCTTTCGCGGAAAAAAATTACTGAAGCTGGGAAAGAAGTATGGGCCTACGCCCAGCCCCAAAAGTAGGGATCCACTATGAGAGAAAAAATAGAAGCCAACCTTGCATCGGTGATTGATCCCTCGGTCGTTGCAGAAATCTTAAACTCCTATGAAGGATTGATTCAAAAGCATAGGGCTTCTGATGCCGAAGCGGCTTTGACACGCGCAGGGAAGTTCGTCGAACATATTTTTCGCGCACTCGAATATTTAAGAACCGGTGCAGCTCCAGCGGAAATCAAATCCCCGAATCAAATCGCGAAGAATTTGGAAAACGATAAAGTTCTTTCAGAATCTGTTCGCCTCTTAATTCCACGAATTGCCTTAGGGATGATCTATGATTTGCGAAGCAAGCGCGGGGCCGTTCACGTTAAGGAGATCAATCCACGGGGAATAGATGTAGATCTGGCTGTGAAAGCCGCATCGTGGATCATCGCCGAATTGGTTCGTCTTTACCACGTTGATGATGAAAACGCAGTCTTACAAGAAATGGCTGCTTTAACGCGAGCTACATTCCCACTGATAGAAACTATCGATGGAGAGGATTTTGTATCCCGGAATGTCCCGCCTCGCGTCGAAATACAGTTACTCCTAGGTCGAAAAGACGGGTTAGGTGCCACACGCACTCAGCTTGGGAAGATGGCTAAGTGTGCCGCCCCAAGGGTTACTGAAGCAATCAAGGCATTGAGTGATGCTCGTTTCATTCATAAAACTGAGAAAGATATTTATTACCTCACTGGTACGGGCGAGGCTGATTTAATGGACTGGCTATCAAAAAATCGATAACTCCGAAGGGAGATTTAATAACCGTTTTAACGACTAATTCTCTATTTCTTATTTATCTCTCCGAGGATATTTGTTCAAACGTCAACGGTGTTCGCCAATCATTTCAACGCCATGCAACTGGGCAATCGTATCGCCTGTCTTTTTGCATCATACCGCCGCATCAATTTTCTGATTTTCAAATGATGTTTCATTATTCTCCAGTCATCGCTAACCGTTGACGCGGAGAATTTTTGGACGGTAATATCGAAATAAGAATGCCTATGAGTTGACATGGAGAAAACAGACCTCAACGGTTGTTTTTCTGAATCAAGGCTCTAAGGGCATACCGGTATTGGAGGAGTTTAAACTTTCGCATGGTAGTTCGCTCTCAACTCTATAAAAAACAAGAGCTAAGTGATTGATCTGATTCAATACTTGTTTCTGAGAAAAAATGGTGCCATCGAAGGGAATTCGCCTCACTTTGTTCGGCGGCGCCTGCGCAATTCTTGGGAATTGCTTGTCGTGAACCCCGCTTCGGGGGTAAACCATCCATCAACGCCATTTAAAAAGCCCCCATGGGGAGCTTTTTAAATGGTGCCGTCGAAGGGATTTGAACCCCCGACCCACGCATTACGAATGCGTTGCTCTACCCCTGAGCTACGACGGCCTTGATAATCATGTTTTTTCTAGGTAAAGCCTTTCAATAAAGATTGCAAGTTTGGTTTTTATCAGATAACTTATTGCCATAATCGTTAGAAAGGGCTTAAAATGGATTTTGGAGATAGCGCAGACGCAGGGTTTCTCATCGGTGGCGATGCTTTTGTTCAGCACTTTGGCAACATGCCACCTGTCACTATGCAAGTTAAAGTTCCTCAGCCGATTATCCCTAAATTTATTGGTGTTGCTAAATACCCTGATACGTACAGCCTAGGAAAAGTGGGCGTTGACGCCACTGTCTCCGGACTACCCAGTGATTTTACACCAACATATGTTACCGGAACGAAAGATCCCGTCCTTATGGCGGTTCCATACGATCTGGTATAATCCAGCCATGGCGCTCTGAAGACCAAACACCCCTCGTACAAAGAAGGGGTGTTTTTTTATTGCTATTCATTGCACCCCTTGATACAAAAGCCACGGAAGATTGGCGCGGGCGGGATTGTCGCCAACCCGGTCAGGGCCGAAAGGCAGCAGCCGCAACGAATTTTTTCCGGGTCGTGTCCAGTCTTCCACCTTTTATTTTCTTCCCGATTTTTACGATTGTAATAAATTGATTCGCCCCATAGAATCGCCTCGTCCCTATCCGGACATTCTTTCACTACTCATCACGACCACAACACCACCCCAATGCCCACACAAGCCGCAACGGAGTAAGATATGGCCACGTCTATCGAGAATAAGCACCCTGCTTTACAATTTAAAACTATTATTATTTCAGATACGCATTTAGGAAAAAAGGCAGCTTCGGCGGCCTTTTTATTTGACTTTTTACGGCATGCAACCTGCCAACGCCTTATCCTGAATGGCGATATTCTGGAAGGATGGGGCATGAAACATAAGAAACGCAAACCCTTTCCTGAACTCCATGCACGATGCATTGATGCATTAAATGCGCTGGCTGCAACAGGAACAGAGGTGATTTATATTCGTGGCAATCATGATGAAGATTGGGCAAAAGGGGAGCGGGCCATTGTCAACCGCACCATCGCTTTTCAAGATAAGGAACATATCCATTCATGCCCCATTCAATTCCGCAAATCCTTTCAACATACGGATGCACAAGGGCGCGCATTCCTTGTGTTACACGGTGATGTGTTTGATGGATTTATGAAGTCCTCAAAAAAGAAAGTTATCGCTCAATATGCGGATAGAGCCTATGAAGGGTTAGTACATATTAACGGAATGTTGCGCCAAGGAGCTCAAAGCCTTGGCGGATGGCATATATCCCCCGCTGCCTATTTAAAGCGCAAGACCAAAAAAATTCTGGGCATCATCGCTAGCTTTGAAGCTGCCGTAACATCCAAGAGCATGACCAACCGATTTGACGGGGTCATTTGTGGGCATATCCATCATGCCGAGATTACCCAAAAACCGGATATGCTCTATATGAATAGTGGAGATTGGGTTGAAAGCTGCACTGCATTGGCAGAAGATTTTGACGGAAACTGGAGGATTATTGATTGGGGGGTGGAACGGGATGTTTTGAAACTGGGCGCCCTACCCACACTTCAAGACCATAACCCCTATCAATCCTATCGCGGGGTGACTGCGCGACAACTAACCTTGGCACGGTTATTGTGGCCTGGAACAAATTTTGGAGAGTTAACAGAAAAATTGCGTGAATACCGTCAGAAAATGCGCGACCATCAAACTGAATTAAGCGAGATTTTTTCTCACCACGTGGCCAATGATAACCCCAAGGAATTTGACAAATTATTGCGCCGTACAGGGCAAATAGCCGAGAAAATTGAGGGGATTCAAAACAAAATCAGGCCGCACCCCTGATTTTCCCCTTCATTTTTCCTTCTGATATTTACCTCTTTTGAGTTGAAGCGCATCGATTCCCCCTTTAAGGTTGCCCCTATGTCTAATGAAACCTTGAAAACGACTCCTTACCGCGTTCTTGCGCGGAAATACCGCCCCCAAAGTTTTGACCAATTAATCGGTCAGGATGCTTTGGTGCAAACACTGACCAATGCCATCTCATCGGGTCGTGTCGCCCATGCCTTCATGCTGACCGGTGTACGTGGGGTCGGAAAAACCACCACCGCACGAATTATTGCCAAAGCCCTGAATTATACAGGTGCAGATGGTACGGCAGGGCCCACAGCAGGAAACACGGATGATTGCGTTGTCTGTCAGGCGATTGCCGAGGGACGTCACCCCGATGTGTTGGAAATGGATGCTGCATCCCAAAGCAAGGTAGAGAATATCCGCGAATTA